ATGATTCTTTGCAATCTCAAACTCGTACTTCTTATCGCCAGTCTGTTGATACATCTTCTGTGCTTCCAACATCTTCTTTTTATAAATAACTCGTTCTTGATATAGTGTATCCATAAGTTCAGGAAGAAAGCCACGCTTATCAGTTCTAAACTGAGCACCGTTTGGCGTTATCGTTCTGCCATCTAAGTCGGACAAGTCAGACTTCTCGTTCAACATGTTTTCTACATTCACACGATTCGGTTCAAACCCGACCATTGTTTCGGGCGAGATGTTGTATTGCATAATCAAATGTGGATATAGACTGTTCAAGTCGAAACTACAAATCCAATCGTGAAAACCAACAACAGGGTCTTTCACATATGCGCCTTCATAACCATCAGATGTTTTAGATTCTTGTATGGCAGGCGGAACAATATTCTTTGAACGAAGATGATTGTAGATAATACAATCCCATATTCTTACTTGACCGAACACATCTTGATAATTCACTTTTGCTTCATAGGCCATAGTCAGGTGCAAGGCAATCAGTTGCATCTTATCTTCTAACTTGTCAACGAGTTCAACATCTTGTATATTGTATTCTACAAATCGTTGATAGTCGTTCTGATAAAACTCTTTGAATGTATCATACGGATTGTCTAACTTGTTTTGACCAAGTTCAACTTCGCCGATATGGTCAAGTTTATAACTCTCTCGTCTAACAAAAGTATGTTTACGATACAAGTCAAGATAATCAAGAACATCAACGCCTAGAATGTCATAGAAACTTTCTTCACGATTATATCCTTTTGCAGTAGTTCTTGTAGTTCGTTGTTCAACAATACCCCAAGGACTGAATTGACTAATCCATTCTTCACCCATTAGATGTTTGAAACGATTCATCAGATAAGGCATATCGAAGAACTTTACATTCCAACCAGTAATGATGTCGGGGTTGTATTCAACCCAAAACTTGGTGAATGTTTCAATCAAATGTGTTTCAGTTGAACAGTTGATGTATTGAACATCATCTCTATCGTTGACAAAGTTGCCCATGCCAAAGACGATAATCTTTTTAGATGTATGGTCTTTTACTGTAATACAGATAAGAGGCTCTGCCGCTTTGTCAGGACTAGGGAACCCATTCTCACTCTCACACTCAATATCAATTGAAAGTAATTTTATCTGCGATAAGTCCCAATCGACTTTGCCAGGAAACTCATCTGCGATAAATGGATATTGATGTCGTGTGTTGCCAAAGTATTCAAAGTTTGTAACATTCTTGTATTCATTCACCCACTTCGTGGCCTCAGGGATACTATCAAACTTTATCTTTGCGACATTACGACCATCTAAAGTCTTATACTTAGTTTCTTTGCCGACTGGAACAAACAGAGATGGTTTATAATTAATTCTATATTTCTTTTGGGTGCCGTCTTTATCGACACCACGAACCAACAACCGACCTCTGTAGGGAAGTACACTTGTGTAGAACTTCATTAATTATATTTGAGTATTGTTGAAATGTTTATTTAATGTTTCAATTCTTTGTTCTGCAATTGCAATCTTATCTAGTTGATGTTGCATTGATTTGATAATTGCACCATCGGCCGATGGGTTATCAAAATGAATCACTAACGAAGCAAACGCAGTTGCGATATCAGCCTCTGATTGTCTGAGTAGTGCCTTGAATAGTGGGTTTTCTGTTTGATGATTTTTTGCCATGTTTCACTCCTTCATTATTTAATAACATATTATACATTAGTTTGACTGGTTTGTCAAGCCTACAAACTATATTTTGTCGTAACCACATACTTACTGCCTGGGTTGACCATTACATTGAGTCTGTTCATAAACTCTCTGTCAAATAGAATATGACTTCTCTCATCTCTATCATCTAGTGTAAATTCTGTTTCATAGACTGTGCCTAGAAATTCAACATCTAGTTTTACCACATATCTATCTTCATCATAATCTCTTAGACCGCCAACTGATATTTCTTCTACACGAATAATATCACTCGTAATAGTTTTATCTAGTAAAGACCATGTAACTTTCTTACCACTCACTTTCATCTCGTCAGCGTGAATTACTGGCATACCAGAGTTACCTGTATCAAACTTGGCAACAATCTGCCCGAATGGTTTGATTGTAACAACTTCTTTATAACCACATTCAGATGGCACTTTAACCCAGTTCTTACTGTCTGCAAAAAACTCGATAATCTCTTTACTGATATTCTGTCCAGTTGCTTCTTCTATGCCTTCTGTACCTGGTGATGAGTTGACCTCAATTACGAATGGTGGTTCTTTTTCTCTATTCTTAGCAGGAATAAAGTCAACAGCAGTCCATAGTCCACCAACTGCCTTTGCAGCCTTCAGACTTTCTTCTATTTCTAATTCGGTTAGTTTAATCTTTTTAGGTTCTGAGCCCTGTGATACATTACTTCTGAAATCGCCCTCGATAACAGGTCTTTGCATAGCCGCAAATACTTTACCACCCAGTACATGCACTCTAACATCATAATCTGTTTTGATGTATTCTTGCAACAGTAGGTCTGTATCTTCGTCTTGTTTGTGAAGTATCTGAACGATACTATCCATTGATTTCTCAGACTCAATAAACAGAACGCCAACACCTTTTGAACCCCTTAGAGTTTTCATTATCACAGGAAACTTTGTGTCTAGGATGTCAAATGCTTTGACAGAGTTTTCGGGGTCTGTTATCAAAACAGTTTTAGGTTGTCTGATGCCGTAGTCTGCAAGTTTAAGTGCAGTTCTATATTTGTCTGTACAGATGTTGATTGTTCTACGACTATTAGCAACACACACGCCATGTTTTTCAAGTGAAGAAACAATATCTAACCAACTATCTTTTCTCACAACAGAACCACGAATGACAGCAATCGTATCACTACCTGATACTACAAAACCTTTGTCATCATCTTTGTTGTGTAATCTATAGATGCCATCTTCGTATGATGTATATCCGCCAGATAGTTTGTATAGATAATTCTTCCACCCAAGTTTATCTGCCTCTTCCCTTAGTCGGTCAGCAGTATGAAATGTTTTTGCCTTTTCAGGCTCATCAGTAATAATCAGTAACTTGTACTTTTTATCACCTTTTGCTTCTGTAATGAAATCTCTAAACTTCGGAGCCTTCGTCATCTATCTTTTTACCTATATTGTATTTTGCTTGTAGGTCCCAGTCGCTCTTATCTTTGAACGCCAGAACTTTAATCTGTGAGAGAGGTGCCTTGTTCTCTGCCTGCTCTTTATTTAATATAGTAATCAAACCCCAATCGCCCAATAATTGAGCAATAGTATTCCTTCTTTCAATGTCATTCTCTGAAAAGTTTGCAAACTTACCATCTAGTGCAAACAGTTCTTTAAAATGTACTATGAAATATCTTCCTTGTTTGTGTAGAATATGGCATGATTGGAATAACTTTTTGTCTTTCCTCGAGGCTACGCCTATTCTCGTTAGGGTTTCTCGAACCTTCAGAAAATCATCTGGCTCTTTTAATTGTACTTCGAGCATCTTTTCAGGATGCCAACTATTATCTAACTCATTCATTTTGTCCCACCTTTATATAAACTTTCTTTAATTAATTTCAATTGTTCTTTGGTGAGTATGTCGAGAGCAGATTTGGCCTTTTCATTACTATATCCATAATACTCTTTTACACACTCAATATCTTTAATCTTACCAGCCTTCAGAAAAGGAGTAAACCTTTTCTTCTGCCTAATACTATTTAGTAGAAATTGAAATTGCATATCTCTATCAAGGAAATGATTTCGATTCATTTCATTGCTGAGCATTACGGTGTCTTGAAAACCAGATAGGACTTTGTTGACCATAAATGCAGGATACTTCTTCTCCCACATAGGGTCATCAGAATCCATCAGATTCTTTTTGGTGTGATTTATCGCAGGGAGATAATCTTTGAATAAATCATACATTACTTAAACTTCACTTGGGACATCAGTTCAGTCAAACATGCCACTAGATTAATCTCTTGGTCTGCCACGAAAGCAGACTTGTATTGATAGTCAGCGATAATCAAAACAGCATGAGGTATTGTTGCAGGTTCAAGTGCAGTATACAAACTGTCATAAATTCTTCTAAAGATTTTAACTGGGTCGTTGTCAAGATTATTTACAACCCACTTTCGCATCTCGCCAAACTCTTTGCCTTTGAGATGATTTGTCAAAGTCTTTAGATTTTCATCTGAAACATTTACAAGAACGCCAGCATCAATTGTGCCTGCAACAGAATATCTTTGCAGTTCATTGATAAGTTTTCTGAAGTCTGGGAAGTGCTTCTTGATAAGTTCTGCAACAACAGGTTTTTCATAGTCAACACCTTGTTCTGTTAGAATGAATGTTGACCTCTCAAACAATTGAGCTGCAAGTTTAGGTTTATCTTTGTTGTTGATTCTAAACTCAATGTTTGAGAATCGACTGTGAAGTGGTTCAATGATTCGATTCTTAAAATTACATGTTAGAATGAATCTACAGTTCTTGTGAAACTCCTCAACAAAACCCCTTAGTGCAGGTTGTGTTGATTGAGGATTAAGATAATCTGCCTCGTCTAGTATCACTACCTTTTTACCACCAGATAGCGATACAGTCGAAGCAAAGTTTTTGATTTTGTTTCTGAGAACATCAATGCCACCTTCTTCTGAACCGTTAATCATTATCCAATCACAGTTCATTTGCTCACACAATGCTTTCGCAACTGTGGTCTTGCCGACACCTGGTGTGCCAGAAAATAACATGTTTGATATTTCGCCCTTATCGATAAAGGACTGAAACAATGTTTTTAGAGATGCTGGTAGTATGCAGTCATCAATTGTTTTTGGTCGATACTCCTCGACCCATAGAAAGTCTGTACTCATAATTCACCTTATTCATAATATATAATATAAAAAATTTACGCATTGAAAACACTATCAGGTTCTAATGCAATCCAATATTCAATTGGCAGTTTTGTGTTTTTAAAGTGAGAGATAGACTTTGATGATACGGCAACATCATAATCACCAGACATCATTTTAAGATTTTCTACTTTGAAATAAAAAGTATAGTCTGCTGTTGCATTTTCGCCAACGACAATATCAAAATTATTAGATGTGTCATTTTTCTTATCACACACTTTCAATACAACATCGCCACCTTTTTCACCAACGAGTGCAAGGTCAGGTGCCTTTAGAATTGCAGCCATCTTTTGTAGTTGTGTAAGATTAGATTCAGACAAACTAAATGTTACATCTGTTTCAGGCATGTTTACATCTTTGGTTGGTGCAACGATTACTGACGGGTCAGAATAAAAGTATTTCGCCTTTGCACGACTGCCTTCAGCAGAGATTGTCATATGTTTATCTTCTAGTGTAAGTTCAGGTTTATCTAAACTAGACACCACAGATAAGAATTCGTTCAAATCATAGATGCCGAATTCACTATCAAATGATTCTTGAATAGTTGCCTTGGCAAAAATGTTTCGCATTGTAGAGATTGTATTCAGTTCACTACCAGGTTTGATTAATATGTTTGTATTAATCTCTGAGAAGTTTTTAAGAATAGCGCTTGTATTTTCATTTAGTTTCATTATATAGTCCTTTTAATTAAGTGTTGTTATTATACATCATGTTGTCAGCATTGTCAAGCTAAAAAGGGGGAATAAATTCCCCCTCTCTATAAAGATTTTAGTTAGTACCAAAACTATCAACCAATCTTGCAGACTCGGTCTGTAGATGGCCTTCTGAAATCTCACCAATGTATGCCTGTATAATGGCATTACTTGACCTAGTCCTATGACTATTGGCTTTACCTTGGCGTAAATCATCTAAAAGAGCCGGTACATAATTCTTAAAGCCCAACCAAGTTGTGTCTTTATCACTACCTGATTTCTGAATCTTTTTCAATGACATTGTATAAACCGCATCACCTTTGTTGTGTCTGTTTGGTGTTGTTTGTGTATACATCCATAACAAGGCTTCTTTGACTGTATCTTTGTCAGAAAGCGCATTAACAAGAGTTCTCTTGCCATCGGGGTCTGTGATACCTAGTTTTTCAGGTTTTTCAGTAAGGTAATAAAAAGTCTTAGCAAAAGTGTGAATTGCAGATGTAACTATGTGTGTGCCACAGTTTCGGTTCTTCATAATTTCTTTAAGCGTTTCAGTAGCATATACTAAGTTGTCTGTACCATACTTAGTGATATATCCTGCTTCATGACCATCCAGTGTTGTAAAATCAAACCTTTGAGTAGAAGATAAATCAAACTCTAACTCTTTCTTACCTAATCCTCTTCGTTCAGCATTTATGACACCACCAAAGTCAACTTTTAAAACATTTTCTAAGTAGTGCTTCTGAGCAACAAACTGTCTGCGTTTGGCCAAATAGCCAGAACGAAAACTAGTTACTGGGTCATGACCTCTTCGGTCTTTGGCATCTTCAACAAAAGTTTCTGACTCTAACTCTAACATCTGAGCAGGCGTCAAATTCAATTCGTGAAAATCTATAGCAACCAATACCGAGGTATCTTCACCAGCATTACTTGCTAAAGCCATATGACATCTCAAATTGCCTCGGTCTTTTACTAAAACAAAGTCAATAACTTTACCATTGTCATCATAAATCCAACGAACCATTGCATGTAATGTGTCAGAAGTGGAACTAAAACCATCTTTCTTCTTCATAAACTTTGGCGCTTTATTCATAATTTCATCATACTTATTCAATCTATCATATCCCATTATAGAACTCAGATTGTGTTTAGATACTAAATCAGCATTAGCATGTTCCGACCAATGAAGTTTTGCATCACATGTCCACATTTTAGTAACTGGACATTTAACAGTAATTGAGCCATCAGATATAAAATCTTCAGGTCTATCAATTATCTCCTGATAGATATCAAGTATTGAATCATAGTTGCCATATACTGGCGGACGATTATCCCAATATTCGGCCTTCGCTGAGTCCATCATTTTGTGATATAACACAAAGTTGTTGACCAGTTCTGGATAGTGGGGGTGATTTAGATTCGATTTAGGATGAATCTGTTCCTTTAAAGTAAATGACATGCATTTAACTCCTATATTGTGTATGTCCCAAGTTATACTTATGGTTCATACTGTTAAAAACGCAGATACTCTCTAAGGCATCATGCGGTCCTGAAGCATTTCAATCTAACTCACTCTGCTTCTAAGTGATATAATATATTATACAGTAAGTATTTATAAAAGTCAAGCGATTGGGCCAATTAAATGGCCCAATCTATTTTCAATTAAGAGATTTTAATTGAACGAGGTTTTTTCTCCTCGGGAACTATCTTCTCTAAATCGACAATCAACATGCCGTCTTTCAGTTCAGCGCCATTAACAACTACTTCGTCAGCAAGTGTAAAT